CAACTGCATTTACTGAAAAAACTAATGATATTTATGAGACTATTACTGGCGAATATGTTGTATTCACTCCAGATATAAATTTACCAGAAGTAGAAGTAACTATTAGTACAGAGGATACCGGGAGCAAGACTGTTTACAGGCGTGGCCACAATATGATTTGGCAATCATATGAGAATATGGTTCCCGGGTATTCCGTAACAAATTATGGAATAACTTATACCATAAATGATGATATGAGTGTAACCGCCAACGGAACAGCTACTGCAGACAGTAGTATAAATTTGACAGGTTCCAGTACCACATCTAGAATTCCACTTCCAAAGGGAAGTTATATCCTGTCCGGGAGTCCGGAAGGAGCCGGCGCAAATACCTATGCTATGCGTCTTCGTAGGCAAGACGTAGGCGGTGGTAATACAGCTTTCCTTCGAGATACTGGAAACGGAGTTTCTTTTACGGTTACCGACACCAAAGAAGTAGCCAGGGCTTATATTGAGATCAAGAGCGGAGTTACCGTGGATAATCTTGTGTTTTATCCGATGATCCGTCTCGCCTCTGAATCGAGCGAGTATACGCCATGGGGAGTACTTGGAGGCTCCGCTTCTTATACTGGAGATGAAACGATTCGAACAATTAAGGGTATTCCCGGAAAAGAAACAATTGTCTGGTCTCCGTCTGGACCGGTGACTGTAAAGTATGCAGCGGATGTTAAATATCGAACCGCAGCGATTCAAGACATTATCGATGCCAAAAAATACAGCCCTGATAATCCACCGCCATATCCGGTAGAATCTGTTAACGGGCAGACCGGTGCAGTGAGTTTGAGTATCCCATCCACAGCCTCCGAGGTAGGAGCAATAGCATCCAATCAAGGAGCTGGAAACGCTGGAAAATTCATGGTTGTCGGTTCTGATGGTGTGGTTGTGCCTGTGACAATGGCAACATGGCAAGGAGGTAGTTATTAATGGCAGTAGATAAATTAGTTGATTCAACCCAGCTCAACGCAGATCTCACCAGCGTTGCCAACGCCATCCGTACCAAGGGCGGGACGAGCGCAGACCTCGCTTTTCCCGCCGGGTTTGTGAGCGCGGTGGAGGCGATTGAAACAGGTGGAGAGGATTTTCTCGTAAAACGTTGTGAGAACAGGCTTACATCGTATGAGTCAAATGATGTCACAAAAATCATAGCTGGAGCTTTTCGCGAGTGTAGTTAGTTGGCATCCCTAAAAACATACAATGTAACAACGTTCTATGGTTATGTTTTTTACGGAACGCATCTCCAAAAGATGGCTTTTCCAAAAGCAACTGATATTGCGGTTCAAACATTCTGTAACATAGCGAGCGGCTATCTAAAGGAGTTGGATTTTGGGCCGAGTCTGACAAGAATTCGACAACAAGCCTTTTCCCAAAATTCAAATTTTGCTGTTCTTGTGATACGGAGGAATGGTGTCCCGACATTGGACAACATTAATATAGTGGTTAACACCAAATTCGCATCCGGTGGTGCTGGTGGCACTCTCTATGTCCCAAAAGCATAGATCACGGCTTATCAATCTGCAACAAACTGGAGTACCATTCTCGGCTATGCCAACAACCGGATCCTTCCCATCGAGGGCAGTATCTATGAGACGCAGTACGTCGACGGTACGCCCATCACATAAGGAGGCGCGACATGATTGTAACCGAACACTTTAACGTAAACGGCCGAGACTTCATCCGCACGGCCTCCGACGCGGGACGGTATGTGGTGCGGGACGGTGTGGAATACTCCGAGGCCTGTGACCCGGCAGAGTTTGGCCGAACCTACACCGAGGGCGATCTGATGCCCGTGGAAGAGGGAGAGGCTGAGGAAATTCTCAACATCATTCTGGGGGTGAGCGAATGATAAGCCGCGAGAAAGCCCGGATGCTCCGGGCTATGATCGAAAAAGCCTCCGCGTCCCTTGATGACACCGACGCTCTGGAGGCGGTGGAGCTGTTCCCCGCGTGGGCAACGAATACCGCGTATACCGTGGACGTTCGGATGCGATACGACGGCAAACTTTATAAATGCGTCCAGGCTCACACTTCCCAGACCGGCTGGGAGCCGCCCAACGTCCCGGCCCTCTGGACGGAGGTTGCCAAACCGGGGGAGATCCCCGTCTGGAAGCAGCCCACCGGGGCGCAGGATGCCTATATGATGGGCGATAAAGTGCATTATCCTAACGCGGATGGGCCAATATACATTTCTATTATAGATAATAATGTATGGCAACCTGATGTATATGGATGGAATTTAGCCTAATAAAAACCCCAGGTTATTCCTGGGGTTTATACATATTAAAATCTATAACTCTTACTGGTTTTCCTAAACTTTGCATATATTGAATCATTTCTTTTGTACCTGGACTAATTTCGTCCCAAAAAGCAACTAACTCGTCTGCATAATCACCCATTTTATGATTTCGTATATATCCCGCAGCCGAGCCATCACGTTGCCAATCAGCAGGAAAACTTTTTACTGGAATATCATGATACCGTGCCCAAGCCTTACCATAACTATCAGCACCTTGCGCCTCACCACATACTACTTCTTCAATAGTATCTACTTCTTCATCTAACACAGAACGAATAAGTCTAAAATTATTAAAACTGCGGCTGCTCGCAATTATAAGTTTTTTCTTTGGTGTATAATTTGGTGGAACAAACATATCAGCCGCGCGCCAGCACCATTTATCTTTTACCCAAAGTAAAAACCAAGTTTTTCCATATTCATCACAATATGCATCCAAAACTTGAACTATTTCTTCTGTTTTTCTATTTTTTACTTTAAACATTCTTTCACCTTCTTTATTATAAAATATCATAGTTTTTATTAATATTCAAATTATAATAGTTAACTTTTTCTTTTTCCACTTTTTTATAGCTGTAGTTTGGAGGTAAAGAAAATGATAGTAGGAACTACTCCAACCTTTACTTTAACAGTATAGGATGAAAATTTAGACTTTAATGAACCAGAACATATCTACTTTACAATTCGTCAAGGTAGTATTAAATATACCAAAACTGGTGAAGATATAGTCATTTTAGACAAAAATATTCTTCAAGTAAGCTTCACTCAAGAAGAAACTTTAGCTTTTCGTTATAATTTAGAAGCAGAAATTCAATTAAACTGGACCTACTCTAACGGCGCGCGAGCAGCTACTAAAACAAAAAAAATAATGCTCTTTAAAAATCTACTTAAAGAGGTATTAGAATAATGGCTGACTATGGAATAGTATTAGAGAATGATGGTTTAATTGAATTAGAATTAAATGACAACCTTTATGATCTAGATATTTCATAGACTATTAATCCTGGTACACCCAGTGGTGGTCAAGATTACAATAATTTAAGAAATAAGCCCCAAATTAACTCAGTAACTTTACAAGGAAATATAGGATTATCCGAGTTAAACTTGCGGCCAATATATTATAATACTCGTGAAGGTTGGAATGGTTAGCCAGATCTAGTTTCTGAAAATGAATCTATTTATATATATACCAACTATTATATAAATAATAGAACAAAAATCCCAAATATAAAAATAGGAGATGGAGTCACATTATTATCTGATCTCCCATTTCTCTCAGAATCCCCAATTGATTATAAATCGATTTTAAATAAGCCTTCCATTAATTCTAAACCAATTTTAGAAGGAGATAATAGTTTAGAATACTTTAGTATTGGAAAGGCAGATTTAACTGCAATTAATAAACTATTTGATTAATGGAGGAAATAAAATGGCAGTAGATTTACAAAAATTAATTGACATAGATCTTTTATCTTACTTTAAAACTAAACTAGATCTATTGTTTTCTGGTAAAGTAGACAAAGTAGATGGTAAGGGATTATCGGATACAAACTTTACATAGAGCGAAAAAACTAAACTTGCAAATATTGCTGCAGGTGCAGAAGTTAACGTTAATGCTGACTGGAATGCAACAACTGGCGATGCAGCAATTTTAAATAAACCAGCTAACTTAGTTCAAGATGCCAACTATGTTCATACAGATAATAATTATACCAACGAAGAAAAAACTAAGCTTTCTGGGATTGCTGCTGGTGCAAATAAAACTACTGTAGACAGCACTCTTTCTTCTAGTTCAACCAATCCAGTACAAAATAAAATAATAAATACTGCTTTAGATAATAAAGTAGATAAGGTTACTGGTAAAGGACTTAGCACAGAAGATTTTACAACCGCAGAAAAAAATAAATTATCCGGTATCAATGCAGGCGCTGAAGTTAATATTATTGAAGCAATCCAAAAAAATGGCACCGAATTACAAATCACTAATAAAACAGTAAATATTATTGTACCAACAAAGACCAGTGAAATCACAAATGATAGTGGTTACATTACAGGAGCTGATGTACCAGAAGGCGCTGCCGCAAGTACTACAACTCCAAAAATGGACGGTACTGCTGCGGTTGGCACAGAAATGGCTTTTGCTCGTGGTGACCATGTACACCCAACTGATACATCACGTGCACCATTAGCCAGCCCAACTTTTACCGGTACTCCCAAAGCACCAACTGCTGCAGCTGGCACAGATACAACTCAAATTGCAACTACAGCTTTTGTTACAGCCGCTATATCTGGAAAAGCTAATAATGCAACTACTTTATCTGGTTATGGAATTACTGATGCCTATACTAAATCAGAAATTGATACAAAACTATCTGCGGCTATGAATTATAAAGGTACGAAAGCAACTGTTGCTGCATTACCAAGTAGTGGTAATAATACTGGTGATGTGTGGCACGTAACTGCTACCAATGGAGAATATGCTTGGAATGGTACTGCTTGGGAAGAACTCGGTAGTACAATTGATCTTTCTGGGTATGTGGAAGAAAGCGAAATATCTCTTGCAACAACAGATGATATTGATGAACTATTTGAATAATTAAAATTTGAAATAATTATAAAATTATGATATAATAAATTTATCAAAAAGAATATTTATATAATTATAATAAGGTATCGAGGAGTTAAATTTGACTTCTCGATATTTTTATGTTATAATATTTATATATAAAAGAAAGAAGGAATTAAATATGAGAATGTGGCACAAGCATATGATTTATGTTCTTCCTCGCGAGCAACTTGTAGCACAATGGAGAGAACTATCAAGTATAGCCGGTAATATTAAAACCAAAGGAACTCCAAATCATATTCTTGTAAATGAAGTAATGAAGTATCCTATGAACCATTTTATTACTTATGCTGCGGCCGTCCGTGCAGAAATGACTCGCCGCGGCTATCGTACTATGGATAGTGTATGGAAGAAAATTATAAGTGTTTGTGATGGAGATTATAACATTCTTCCTATTAATGAAATCTATGAAGATTGGATGAATGACACTTATTGGGTTATTTGTTATTATAACCTAAAAGAAAAGTGGATGTGCGGTGGCATTAAAGATGAAGACTGGCAAAAAATTGAGGAAGCAGATGAAGTATGGCATATGAATTAATAGAGCATTTAAATAATAGAGCAAAAGATAAAATGTTCTATTGCCCCGCTTGCAAAAAAGTTAATATTGGAAAAAAATATTGTGTAAAATGTGGGTGCTATCTACCAGTTGTTCTTGCGCGAGATGAACAAGACCGTAGAGATTATTATATGTATAGCTCGCCTACTTTTATAACGAATACCTATGGAATTATAAACAGTTATCAATCTCAATCTCAATATGCTAACTTACAATCACAAATAAATTATATATATAGTCAACAAAGTCAACTAGCTCAAACAAATTTAATAATGTCTGGGATTCAAGCCTGGAAATTTTGATTCAAAAGGAGATATTAAATGGATTATACAGCAAATGATATAGTATCTCTATCAGCCGGCCGCGCTTTTAGAGAAAAAATAGGAATGTATCTCTCTGCCGACCGACAAGAAGCAATCAATCTTGGGCTTCGTGAACTTATTGTAAACGTTCAAGATGAATATGAAGTATACAAACCAGAGTATCCTACTTTAACTATTGCCCTTGATACAAATACCCACAAGATTCATGTAGAAGATAATATGCGAGGTATCCCAGTTGGTATTCGTGATGATGGTATGAACTCGCTTACCGCAGCTTTTCTTATTCCGCACTCTGGCGGTAAGCATACAGAAGGAGTTTATTCAAGTGCTGTGGGTATCAACGGCGAAGGCAATAAAATTGTTTGTCATACTGCTGAATGGTTGGAAGTACATGTAGCTCGCGATGATAAAATTTATTATCAACGCTTTGAATCGGATGATGAGGGCGCGCGAGCTGTAACTGAAGTACAAAGCACACCGCAATCTGTTTCCGATAAGGGTCGTACTGGTACAGTAATTGATTATAAACCAGATCCAAAAGTTTATGGTGATGTTTTTATTGATGTTGAAGCACTTCGTAAAATGTTGTCCGAAATGGCAATGTTTTCAACAGGACTTCATATTAATCTTTATGTTGATAATAAAGAAGAAAAATTTTATTCACAAAGTGGATTAATAGATGGCCTTTCAAAAGAAAATCGTCTTTCTAAACCTTTTTCATATCATTACGAAACGCCAGATTGCAAAGTAGATTTAGCTCTTCAATGGGTTAGCAAAAAGGGCCAAATTCGTGGATATGCAAATAACTTATTTATGCCCGATGGCGGCGCTTTTATAAGCGGTTTTAAAACTTCTCTTACTCGTACTTTTAATTCACTTGCAAAAACTAAATATGATGGTGATACCATTCGTGATGTACTAGATGGTTTTGTGAGTGTAAAAGTAAAGATGGGACAGTTTACAAACCAACAAAAAACGGCACTCGCTAATCCGGAGGCGCGCACAGCAACATCAACAGCAATTTCAAATGCTCTCAAAGAATTTCAGAGCAAACGAAAAGATGATTTTGATAAAGTAATTGAATTACTTAATAAAATTGCTAAAGCAGAGGCCGCCGCAGACCGAGCGCGCAAGCAAGTCCTCGAAGCAACAAAAGACATCGAAAAGAACCAAAAGAAAAAAGTATTCTCGTCTGACAAACTTAAAGATGCTGAGTTTCTTGGACAAAATGCAACTCTACTTATTGTTGAAGGTGATTCCGCGGCCGGCGGCATTGCGAAAGCGCGCGACTATAAGAATTATGGAATCTTAGCCATTCGAGGAAAGATTTTGAATTGCTTAGCACATCCGGAAGAAAAGATTTTCCAGAATGAAGAGATTAAGTTACTTTGTAGCGCGATGAATATTGTGCCTGGGAAGTACAATGCATCTAAACTTAGATATGGACGGATTGGAATCTGTACAGATGCTGATTCAGATGGCTATCATATAGGACTTCTTATAATGGCGGCCCTTCAT